GCTCAAAATGTAGCATCAGCTAAACGTTCTAGCTCAACAGGACGCAGAAAAACTGTGAAACTCTCGCCATCACAGGTAGCAATTGCTAAAAGAATAGGCGTGCCACTGGAAGAATATGCGAAACAATTAAATATCACGGAAGGAGCATAAGCATATGGAAAATGAAAAAGTAAAAACTTCTCGTGCGAGTCAAACAAGAACTAAGGCTGAAGCCCCAAAAACTTGGACTCCACCCTCATCACTCGATGCACCACCTGCACCTGATGGATTCAGGCACAGATGGATTAGAGTTGAAGTCCTTGGTTTTGATGACACAAAAAATATGTCAGCAAGATTAAGAGAAGGATGGGAGTTAGTGAGAGCTGACGAATATCCCGACCAAGACTATCCATCTTTAACAACAGGAAAATATTCCGGTGTCATTGGAGTAGGAGGCCTAGTGCTGGCTAGGTTACCAGAAGAAATCGCGAAATCTCGTGAAAATTATTTTAAACAACAAAATAAAGATCGAGATGATGCAATAAACAACGATATTCTTAAGGAACAGCACCCAAGTATGCCAATCAATCAAGAAAGGCAGACTCGTGTAACTTTTGGTGGTTCAAAGAAATAATTTTTTAGTAATTTCTACCAACAAAATAATATAAACCGTACTGGAGGCCCTTCGGGGCAGGTACACTTAAGAAAAGGAAAATAACTATGGCGAATGATAGTACAGCTGGATACGGATGTAGAGCAGTAATGACTGTGGGTTCAACACCTGCAACTTCTGGTCAATCTGAATACAAGCTATATGACGCAGGTGGCGGTGCTTTTAATACTATTTTCAAAGGCGACCCAGTTTCTCTAAATGATGGAACTTCGGTTGCAGGCGAAAAAGGGTATATACAAGATGCTACTTACGATTCAACAGACGACAGTAATAGTGGTGGAGCAGGCTGGCAAAACAGTGCTGACCCTCTATTAATAGGAGTCTTTAATGGTGGATTCTGGGTTGACTCAGGAACATCAAAACCAACATGGAGTAACTCAGTACCAAGTGGAACAAACTTTGGAACTGACTACAACACTGGTTCAAGTGACGGAACTGCTTTTGTATTGGACAATCCTAATCAGGAATTCAATATGAGATCTAACGCAGCTTGGCAACAAAATGATGTTGGTCTTAACTATAACACAGGTGATAACGGAGCAACTGGTATCAGTGGTATGTCTGACGAAAGACTTTCTATTGCAACAGTAAACGCCGCTTCAATGTTTACATTGGTAAGAGGCGCTAATATCCCGGGTCAAAACGATTATACAGCAGCAGGCAGTGATGTCGTTGTTGTAATCGGTTCGGCTTCACACCTATACAACTAATAGCGAATAAGGAGATAAATAACTATGGCTATATCAAGAGCACAACTAGTTAAAGAACTAGAGCCTGGTCTGAATGCTTTATTCGGACTAGAGTATAAACAATATGCTAACGAAGCAGCAGAAATTTTCGATACAGAATCTTCAGACAGAGCGTTTGAAGAAGAAGTAATGTTATCTGGATTCGGAAATGCTTCTGTAAAACCTGAAGGTCAAGGTGTATCATACGACGATGCGCAAGAAACTTTCACTGCTCGTTACACAAACGAAACAATTGCTTTAGCATTCGCGATCACTGAAGAAGCGATCGAGGACAACTTGTATGACAGACTTGCGTCTAGATATACAAAAGCTTTAGCAAGATCAATGGCGAACACTAAGCAAACTAAAGGTGCCGCTGTATTGAACAACGCGTTTACACCAGCATACGCTGGCGGTGACGGAGTAGAATTATGTTCAGCAGTTCACCCTACGCTTTCTGGAACTTTCGCGAATGAATTAGCAACAGCTGCTGATTTAAACGAAACTTCTTTAGAACAAGCGTTAATTGACATTGCGGCGTTCACTGATGAAAGAGGCCTAAAAGTTGCGGCTAGAGGAATGAAAATGATTATTCCTTCTGCGCTTCAATTTACTGCTGACAGACTTATGAAGTCTGAAGGTAGAGTAGGAACAGCTGATAATGATATCAATGCTATCAAGAATATGGGAATGATCCCTGAAGGTTATACTGTTAACCATTACTTGGTTGACCCAGATGCATTTTTTATCAAAACAGATGTGCCTAATGGTCTGAAACATTTCACAAGATCACCTATCAAAACTACTATGGAAGGTGACTTTGATACTGGCAACGTTAGATACAAAGCTAGAGAGAGATACGTATTTGGTTTCTCTGATCCTAGAGGTATCTTTGGTTCACCAGGAGTGTAATCAATAATTAATTAAGGGGCCGAACACAATTCGGCCCCTTTTTTTTGTAAGAGTGAGAAAATGAGAAAATTCCTAGTAAAAATACATGCATATCAATATGGCACAGAATTTGAAATTCTGGCTGAAGACAATGTTGAATCTATTGAAAATTCAATAGTTGACAAACTGGGAGAAAAAGGTGTAAACTGGGAATATCTTGGAGAAATGAATGATCCCAAGATTAATAGAATAACCTATGAGGAGGTTAGTGATGCAATCACATCTAAACGACCTGTACAAACAGAAGAAAGTACTGGATCTAGAATGGGAGCAGGAGCATCTTAATGAGGGTAAATATACTCTCGATATGGTTAGAATTGACAGAAAAGTCAGAGAAGTAATTAGCCATATTAAAATTGCAGAAGCTAAAAAAAGAGACATTTGCAAAATAAGATTGACGAACCTGCACCTCAAGTTTCTGTAGCTACTTAATAAACAAAAGCTACAACGCAAAAATTGCACAAATACCGTAGGCTCTCTTGCACTCTACTAAAAAATCATATATAAATATCTTACTATACAATTAATTAGAATGCTGACGAGTATAGTCGACGGCCTAGAGACAGTATTCAGAAACTAGGAGGATATAATTATGGCAACAACTACATTTTCGGGACCGATAAAAGCGGGAACGATTAGAAATACAACTGGAAGTACAGTTGGAACTGATGTTAAAAACGTTGGTTTTGTAAAAATGGCTCAAACTGCAGGATGGACTCAGTCTACTACAGCAGCGGACACTGGAATAGTAATTCCAGCTAATAGCCAAATCACTGAGATCATTATTAATATTACAACTGCGTGTGACGCAGCTAATATTTCTATGGGTACTTCAGCTGCATCAACTGAATTGTTTTCTGCTTTAGCAGCAGGAACAGCGGCTAATGTATTTAAGTATGGATCTACAGGTACAATTACCGATGGTGATACTTGGGCTGACATAGGCACAAGTGATTTACCAATTCACATTGACTTTTCTGCTGGAACCAGTGGAGTAGGATTTGTAACAGTTGAATATATTCAAAATATAAACAACGCGTAATAAATAATTAAGTGCTCCTTCGGGAGCACTTTTAATAATAGGAATAAAATATGAGTACATATCCAGTTAATGTAAAAGCGAATAGTACGGCGGTTGCTACTGCAGCCACACATACTATTTTTGCGGGACCAGCAAGATGCTTAGGTATTTACATGGTTCAGCCTAAAGATTTGGCAACTTCAACAGTAACTATACAAGATGATTCAACAGCAGTTGCTATTTTTAATTTACCAGCAACTGATGATGCCTCTAATAAAGGAGCTGTAAGTCAATACGTTCAATTTCCTGGAACAGGAATTAAATGTAATACAAGTTTGAAAGTTACATTAGATAGAGCAACACCAGTTACCGTATTCTACGGCTAGGAGATTAAATGGCGACGATTACTTTTACAGTCACTGTCGCAAGTGGCACGAACGCCTTTAGTACCGGTGATAAATTTTATATCAACGGAACAGTTAGTCCTGTTTTAGAATTACAAGAAGGCAATACTTATATATTCGATACTTCGGATACAAGTAATGCTAATGAAATTTTATCTTTTTCATCTACTAAAGATGGAACCCATACAACAGGGGGAGCAGAATATACTACTGGTGTTACAAAAACAGGAACGGCAGGTACAGCTGGAGCTAAAACAACTATTATAGTTGCACCAGTTGCAACTACAGGAGCGCCTACTTTATTTTATTATAATTCTGGTGCGTCGGGTACTACAGGAATGGGAAATACTGCAAACACTATTTCTCCAACTTCTGGTGTGTCTGATAAATTTAATCCTCAAATCGATGACATTATTGAAGAAGCTTTTGAAAGAACAAATATAAGAGGAACTAGAACTGGTTATCAATTAAGATCAGCGAGACGTTCTTTAAATATTATGTTTCAAGAATGGGCTAATAGAGGTGTTCATTTATGGAAAGTTAAACTTGCACAGGTGCCTTTAGTAGAAGGTCAAGCAGAATACAGTTATGCAACTGATTCAACTAATTTTCCCAATGATATTAGTTCTGTTTTAGAAGCTTATTATAGAAATAATTCTACTACAACAGCTCCTCAAGATATTGCTCTTACTCAAATTAGTAGATCAACATACAATGCAACTCCAAATAAATTAGTTAAAGGAACTCCTTCTCAATTTTATGTTGAAAGAAAAATAGATCCAAGTATTTTTTTATATGCTACACCAAGTTCAGATATATCAAGCACAACTACACCAAGTAGTTATCAATTTTGTTTTTATTATTTAGCTCAAATAGAAAATCCAGGAGCTTATTCAAATACTTCTGATGTTGTTAATAGATTTTATCCTTGTATGATGTCGGGACTTGCTTATTTTTTAAGTATGAAATTTTCTCCTGAAAGAACACCAGAACTTGAAAGAATTTATGAAAGTGAAATGTTAAGAGCATTGGATGCAGACAACCAAGGAACATCTACATTTATTTCTCCACAAACATTTTATGGAGATGGAGTATTATCATAATGGGAGTTTTTGCACGAGGTAAACAAGCACTAGCAATTTCCGATAGATCAGGAATGAGATTTCCATACACAGAAATGGTGAGAGAATGGAATGGTTCTTTAGTTCACTATTCAGAGTATGAAGCTAAACAACCACAATTGGAACCAAAGCCAGTTGGTAATGATCCACAAGCTTTACAAAATCCAAGAGTAGAAGGAAAAGCAACTGCTCAATTAATTTTATTAAAAAATAATCCTTTTGAAGTAATTAATTATAGTGGAGACACTTATGTAAATGTTCATTCGGAAGATCATCAAAGAAAAGCTGGAACTACGGTAAGATTAAGAGGACCTGCACAAGTTATAACTTCTGGACCTGGAGGAGCACATCCTGCGGATGCACTTAACTTACAACAATTCGCGGCCATCAATTCTATTGTTGGAGTTACAGATATAGATTCAGCAAGTGGTTTTACAATTTCATTAGGTAAAATAGATGCATCAGGAAATGTAACAGGTAATACTACAATTTCTCCTATTACTGGAGAATCTGATCCTTTAACAAATCCTATTAATTATTTTTATTTTAAAAGTGGTGACACG